ATGCTGACGGACGCGGCGGTCAAGAAGGCGGTGGCGCGCGACAAGCCTTATAAGATGGCCGATTCTGGCGGGCTATTTCTTTATGTCGCGCCATCTGGGCTCAAGTCCTGGCGCATGAAATTTCGGTTCGACGGCAAGGAAAAGCTGCTGACGTTCGGGCCTTATCCCGAGGTGAAGCTATCCGAGGCGCGCGATCGGCGCGACGCCGCGCGGCGGCAGATACGCGACCATATAGACCCGTCTGGCGCCCGTAAGCGTGCCCAAGAGACGCGCGAGCAAGAGCGCATCGAGGAAGCGCGCCAGATCACCTTCGAACAGGCGGCGCGGGCCTGGCACGATATGCAAAGGGGCCGGTGGTCACCGGTCCATGCGGCTGACGTGATCGCCAGCCTAGAGCGGGATGTCTTTCCCCAGATCGGGGGAAAAGCCCTCTCGGCAATTGATGCCCCGACCGTGCTGAAGGTCCTGCGCGCCGTCGAGGACCGGGGCTCGATCGAGACGGCGGGCCGCCTGCGCCAGCGCATATCCGGCGTGTACGCTCTCTACATTTCCGAAGGTGTCGTGGCGGTCGATCCGGCGGCGTCGCTGAAAAAAGCTCTCAAGCCGCTGCCCAAGAAGGGGCGGCAGCCCGCTATTACCGACGTCCGGGAAGCCCAGAAGGTGCTGATCGCCGCCGAGGCATCGGGCGCATCGCCGGTGACGAAACTGGCCTCGCGCCTGCTCGCGCTGACGCAATCCCGGCCCGGTATGATCCGTGGGGCCGAATGGACCGAGTTCGAGGGTATCGACTGGTCCGGTGACCGGCATGGACCCGAGTTTGCCCTGTGGCGCGTCCCGGCGGCGCGTATGAAGCTGATCATGGATCTAAAGGACGAAGAGGAGTTCGAGCACCTGATCCCACTGTCGTGGCAGGCGGTCGATGTCCTGCGCGCGGCGCGGCGGCTGACGGGCCGGGGCAATCTGGTCTTCCCTGGCCAGCGGCACAGCCACCGGCCGCTCAGCGAGAACGCGATCGGCTATCTGTACAACCGGGTGGGGTATCATGGCCGCCACGTACCCCATGGCTGGCGATCGTCATTTTCGACCACGATGAACGGGCTGGCCGTCCGTCATAAGCGGGTCGGCGATGATGCCGTGATCGAGCTGATGCTGGCGCATGTGCCCGAGAACAAGGTGAAGGCGGCCTATGATCGCGCAGGCCACATGGAACGGCGACGCGAACTGGCGCAGGAATGGTCCGACCTGCTGATGGACGGGATGGTCCGCGCCGCCGACCTGCTGGGCGAGCCCCGCCGGGGCGGCTGATAGGGCGTCGGTTGAGCCGACGCCCTTCACTCACGCGGCGTCGCGGCGGAAAACGAGTGCGAGGTGTGCGAGGCCTTTTGCGGTTATGCGTGCCCGCGTGACCGTCTTCTCCGTGCCGTCCTTTCGGCTGACCGTGGTGACCTTGTGCTCCATCAGTCCCCGCTGGATTTTGTCCTGATAGGCAACGTCCTCGGACGACCCAAGCCGCCTGTATACCCATCGATCAGGACCACGCAGATAGGCAAACAGGTCTTTCGGCTGGACCCCGAGCGTCTTGGCCGCGTCCGTGGTCGCATAACTGCCCTCAGTGCCTGCAATCTGGTCCAGCGCATCGGCCTTCGGGGCTAGGGCGGCATTGGCGCCCTGTAGCTCCGTCACCTTCTCGCTGTAGGACAGTAGCAGGCTGCGTATGATCGCAGGGTCGTTCAGTGCCGCCATCGGGTCAGGGCGAGCGCGAGCCTCAAGCTCTTGCCACCGGTCGATAATCCGCGCCCTGAGGTGCACATCATAGCCTGACACCAAGATGAGGCTTTCGCGCTTCGGGAGCAGGAATTCCGGCTGCCTCTTGTTTTGGTCGTTCAGATAGGACGATCCAAATTTGGATAGTCCTTCCTTGCCTAGCAAATCGCCGAGCGTCACGCGAATGTCGCGCATCACGTGAGCGTGCTGCTTGCCGATCAGTTTGGCGATCTCGCGGCTCGACATCGTCTGCTCGCCGCCAGTGGTGATGATAGCATTCATACGATGGCTCCCAGATTTCAGTGCTTGGGGGTTTCGGTCACCGCGTTGCGATGGCCCGGCGCGGCGGCCCGCGCGCGGCTGCTATCGGCGCGGCTTTGCGCTTGAAACTTCGGCTGGCTGACGATCACGGCACGCTCGCGATAGAAGGTCGCTTTGTTCGCGTGCCAGATCGCCATGTTGACCAGGTCGCTGTCGCTGGCCTGATCGGCCACGCGCTGGTGATAGGCGGCGAGCCGTAGCGCTTTCGCGGCGGCGTCCCGTGCCTGTCGGCGGCGCAGTTCCTTCAGCGCTCGAGAGTTCATGCTTCGCTTTCCCTCAGCCGTATCGGAGCGATCGCGAACCCCACCCAGAGTGGGCCGAGCATCAGGGCGGCGCCCTTTCCGTAGCCGTTCAGGACCTCAATCCCGAAGGCGAGGACGCGTGGGCTGATCGCAATGATACCTCCCGCGACCCGGCGGCGACCGATCCGAAAGAAGTGGCGAGCAGACCATCCAACTGGCGTCGTGATGTCGATCACGATGCGCTGCGTGCCGCTGTTGCTCATGCCGCCTGCGCCTTCGCTGCCCACGCTGTCTGCAAAACGGGATGGGGCTGATACTCGCCGCACCAGTGGGTGCTCAACATTGGCGGAAATATCTGCCAGCCGCTGCGGTGACTACCGATCACCGGCCCTTGGGGTGCATAGCGGCGGCACATTCCATCTACCTCCGGGAAGGCCTCAGAGGTCGCCGCCAGGAAAAAGGCGCATGACAGGCAGGCGGCGGGCAGGGGCTGCTGGTCTGTCATGCCGCTGCCCTCCAACCCATCGGATCGGCCACCCAGGCATTGATGTCGCTCTCATACCAAGCGACCAAGCCGGCGCTGATGGGCGTCGACGGCGGGAATGTCCCGGCGGCAATCCGGCGATAGATGGTGGTGCGGCCCAACTGCGTGCGCGCCATGACTTCGCGCAGGCGCATGAGGTTGTCGCGGCTACGGTCAGTCATCGCCCTGCTCCTCTTGTTGATCGTCATCGTTCGGCGGTTCAGGCAGATGCGCCCAGCGCGCGATATCCTCGGCGGTCGGCCGGCGAATGCGGCGGATTTCGTACATGCCGCTGGCGAACGGCAGCCCTTCAGGGATGCGGAACCGGGCCGTCATGCTCGGCAGGTGGGCGTCGTAGATCATGCATTCCAGCGTGTCCGCCTGGCGGCTGTCCAGATCGGTGATGGCTGGAGCGATATGGTCGGAGAACAATCCGACAATCTCATCCCAATGCTCGAACGGCACCGCGATCCGCGCTGCACCGTCATAAACGGCCACGCCCGCGTCCCCGCCGTCCGATGACAGCAGGGTCCCGATCCATAGCGTCTTGCCGCTGCCGAGGCCAATGGAGATACCGACATCGGGTGCGCCGTCAGCCTCCGAACAGTGCGCGACTACCTGGCCCGGTGCCGTAGGATCAATGCCATTGAGAAGGTCAGTCATTGCGATACCTCTTGGCGAATGTCTGCAGGCCGCGCTCGACGGCGGCGGGCAGGGGATCGGTCGTGACGCCGAACCAGATGACGGCGGCGAACGCGATGGCGGCCAGGCGCTCGCTCCAGTCGGGTGACCGGACGAAGGCAGCGGTCATGAATGCGATGACCAGCGCGCGGGCGAAGCTCATCGTTTGATGCCCCTGGCGGGCGTTACCTGGGCCACCTCTTGGCAGATGACGAAGGTGACGCCGGGGTTGGCCTCGGCCAGCCGCAAGGCCGCAGACTCCGCTTGCGCGAAGCGGTCATGCTTCCTGATCCGCCTGGCGCTGGCCGCGCGGACGGTGAAGGGACCCTTGATCGCGATAACGTCGTGCCCAGTCATGCGTCACCCCCACGGCGGCGGCGCGACGGATCGAACGCGACCACTGTGCCGCCGTCACCGCCGCCCTCGTCGACGACTGCAAAGCGCGGCGACCATTCTCCGCAGAGGCGGCTGCCGTGGGTCTGTGCGAAGATGGTGGACGCATAGTTCCGCCGGGGCAGGACGGTAACCATCGGCGGGTTGAAGGTACAGTTGCCGATCTCGGCGCCATCCTGCGCCCCTCCAGCGCGGTTGCGACTTGGGGAGCGCCAGCAATCCAATATGCGCATGTCGCGCAGCGCGGTACGATGTCGGTCATGCAGCCCTCTTGATGTCGATGTTGTTGCCCCCGTCCGGTCCGCCGGCGGCGCGCGGGCGCCAGTCGCCGCAAACGCGGTCGGCGTGGACCTCGGGGAAGGTGGAGACGACCATGCCCGCCATCCCGATCGCGACGGGGGCGTGAGCGGTGCACGCGCCTATGGCGGCATCCGCACCAGCCGGACGGCAGATGCCGGTGGCGAGCGTGGGAAGGTCGGTCCGCCACCACGCGCAGGTTGCGCAGCGCTGCTCAGCCATTCGGGTTCTCGCGGCGTGCAGAAGCTGCCGCAGCCCATGCAATATGGCCGCGCTGCCCCTCGGTCAGATCTTCAGGGGCCAGGGCGCTGGCGATGATAGGCAGGCAGTGGTTGATCGCGGCCCCGACGGTATCCAGGAAGCGGACATGATCCCCCTCGGTCATATCCGAGTGGTTCAGGGCGTCGTGCATTCCCGAAACGCATTCCAGCACGGTCAAGGCGTCGACCAAGTTCCGCGGTGGTTCACCTGCGATAGCGATGCCAAGAGCTTGGAACCGCCGGTCCCAATGCCGATCGGCTTCGTCGTCGCGGTTGCTGACAGGGCGTTCGCCTCGATCCAGAGCGGTTTGGCGCATCATCGCCAGCTGTCGAATAGGAGTGATGCCTTCCGGCCGCGGAACGGCCGTGCTATTTGCGGTGTCAGCCACAATGATCTCCTCAGATTTGTGCTGGTCAGGAGCGGCGGGCGACTGGTACTCGCACGCCGTTCCATTCTGGCTCTTTGCTTGGGCAATCAGCTGATCAATGCGCTGTCCCAACCGTTGGAGTGGCTCCGGCTTGGGTAGAAGCCTGTCGAGGTCTGCGAAAAGCGGCCGGACTAGGTCGCCGTCCCAACCTGATGTTTGGTTGTTGGTGCCCGGGTCGAGCAACTGGCGAACCTTCCATGCGGCGGCGGCCCAATCGGGGGCGGGGAGGGCGAGCAGTTCGCACCAAGCCTCACCATCGATCGCCAGAAGCTGGTCGTCTTCCTTGCCGGGAAGGTCGGCGGGGGCAGCGTCAACTGCGGCCCGCGCGGTCTGCCATTTCTGGAATGCGGCATCCCACGCCATGTCCATTTCGGATACCATGATCAGCCCTCCGCCTGCGCGGCGGCGTAGCGCCCCATGACATGCATGAAGTCGCGATCGAGATACTCGGCGGTGCCGAGGATGTGGTGGGCGGCATCCTCGTCGACCGTGATCTGCATCTTGAGACGGAATGCTTCGCCGTCGGGCGCCAGCGTGCGGATCAGGCGAGCGAGGGCGGGGCTATCGGCGCGCAGCGCGGTGTAGGCTGCGTCGCCTGCCGATTGGAGGCGATGCAAGCCATCGGCGCCAACCGTATTTTCATCTTCCCGCTCGATAGCTTCCAGCAGGCTGTTCAGCGTGTGGAGCGCATGCTCTTCCGCTTCATAGGCGGCCAGGGCCTGCTCCCAATCGATACGGATCAGATGGCCAATAGTCTGGGCAACGTGGCGCGCATCGTCGTTCAGTTCGAGATTGCGGCCGAGGAGGGCGCCGATGCCCGCGCTGGATAGGACTTCATCCAACCACCGGTTGTTGTCGAGATCCGGCGTCATCAGAGCCAGACGGGCCACGACGCCGCCGATAGTCGACGGCATGGTGCACCAGACGGGCTCCTGTGCCCTCGCCTCATCATCGGTAGGCTCCGTGCCGGCTGCATATCCGGCGGCGCGCAGCGACATCGTCTCAGCGAAACCGTTCAGGATCTCAGCGTCGGGGTCGCTCGGCGGAATAGTCGGGACGCGAACCGGCACGATGCCAGCGGCGGCGACACGCGCCGCGCGCTCCATGCTGGTCGGGCCGAGATTTACCCGAGGGGCTTTGGGCGCACTTTTCCGGTCACGCACCTGGGGTGCGCGTTGACGATCGACGGTCATAAACCAGCCTTCCCTGCAATTTTGGGGCAGACGTTCCGGCTAGATCATGGTTCAGACCGCGCCATCACACCTGAAGGACGGCACGGCGACTCAAGCGGCGCGTCTTCCTTGCGCCCATTCATACGCACCATGCGTATGCCGTCAACTGAATTTTTACGTTTTATGCGTTTGAGGTCGGCGCCAGCAGTTCAACGGCATCTAGGATGGGCCAAACTTGGTCGATGTAGTCACTAGGTAGCCTTACCGGCTTGCTCGGGTTGAGCAATTTTAGCTCAAGACCTTCTGCGTCAAGGGCTGCCAATGTGCCTATAACGGTGTCTTCATAGGGTTCGACGTCGCTACCTTCCGGCTGAGCAAGGACGACAACCACGTCCCGCCCGATCGAAGCTGGCCGGTCAGTTTCGAAAAAGATAATTTCTCCGGGCATATAGCGAGGCATCATATGGCTAGTCGATATATACGCCCCAGATATTGACCTACGCTTCAAATGCTCTGGGCAAGCAAATGATAGTATAGACTCTTCAAAGATAATCGTAGTTATATCAAACTGATCCTCTAAAATTCCACCTCTCTTAGACGTGTATACGCCAATACTATCCTGTGTAACCCTTTTGAACCTCATATCTTGAGGTGGAGAGGGGTACTTTCTATCATACATGAACCCGTATTCGGTGAGGCGCGAAATATCAGAGTCGTCGATTGGCGGGTTACCGAACCCTACCAGCGCTTTCTTCATCCGATCAGCGAGAGCTTTCGGTAGGTATTCTGCGTCATAGTCCTCGCTAAAGTAGCGCTGGATAGACGACGCAGTTTTGTAGTCTGCGGCCTTCGCAATGTTCGTTAGAGACAGGCCGCTTCGCTCCTTGAGAGCCTGAAGCTTCGAACCGAGCGTATCATTTTTCATGCCGCCTTATGCCCCCATGCATCATACGTTTTCTACGTTGACTGTCGTACGCGTCATACGTAAACAATTCGTATGTCGATCAGAGCGGTCATCACGGAGTGCGGCGGGATTACCGCCCTTTCTCGAGAACTAGGGCATCGGAACCCATCTACCGTTCAAGGGTGGTGGGACAGGGAGACGATCCCGGCTCGCTGGCAACGCGCTGTTCTGGCGGTCTGTATCAAGCTCGGAGTTAAGGTCGATCCTCTTGATCTTATGCCTGAGGAGCAAGCGGCATGACCTGTGCCGCTTTACCGGCACAGATGATCCCGGTCCCCAGCGGGTAACCGAGCCCTAACCCCGATACCGCCGCCGTCGCGCGGCACGAAGCTGATTGACGCAATTCCGGCGGCGATTTCGCGCGCCCATAGACATGCGAGTGGCAGATGATCCCCGTCGAGCGGATAGACGAGAGCGAAGCCCCGGTTCCCCAGATGCCGCGCAACATCGAAGCGGAGGCGGCGCTGCTGGGGGCGCTGCTGATCGACAATAGGATGGCCGATGCGCTCGACGAGCGCCTGGCCCCCGGCCACTTCTATGAGCCTGGCCACGGCCGGGTCTTCGGCCTGATCAAGGACATGCGATCGGCGGAGAAGCTGGCGAACCCTGTCACGCTGCGCCCGCTGGTGGAGCAGGACCGCGACATCGGCCGGCTCGGCGGCGCGCGGTACCTCGCGGAACTGACCGCCGCCGGTGGGGCGGGGCTGATCGGCGCGCGCCAGTTCGCGTTGCAGATTTACGAACTGGCGGTTCTTCGATCGCTGGCGGACGTTGGACGTGCGTTGGTCGAGAGCGCTCTCGATACCGCCGAGGAGGTAAACGCCTCCGCGAAGATCGAGCACGCCGAGCAGCTGCTCGCGGGCATCGCGTCGAACAATGACGGCGGCGGCCGGTCTATCAGCTTCCGTGACGCCATCGCGGGGGCAGTGCGCAAGAGCGAGGCGATCGGTGCGGGCAAGGTCCCGTTGGGCGTGCAGGTGAAAGGCCTGCCCGAATGGAATGACATCATGACCGGCATGCAGCCTGGCGAAGTGATCCTGCTCGGCGGACGGCCCAGCATGGGAAAGACCGCGCTGTCGCTGATGCTGGCGCGCGGTGCGGCGGCGGGCGGGCACGGAACGCTGTTCATCTCGCGCGAAATGAAGGTCGAGCCAATCGCCATGCGCATGCTGGCGGACCTCCTATTTGAGGCGGGATCGCAGGCCACTTTCGACGACGTGCGGCGCGGCACCCTGTCACGCTCCGACTTTGCCTTGGCGGCCGAGATCGAGGAGCGGATCGCATCATGGCCGCTGGAATTCGAGGAGCCCGACCGCCTGAACGCCGCGCGGATCGCGCCGATCATACGCCAGCACAAGCGGCGCATGGAGCGGCGAGGGCAGAGCCTCGACCTGGTCATCATCGACTATGTCGGCTTGCTGGACCCGGTCACGGCGCGATCCAGCCGGGAACAGGAGATCAGCGACATCAGCCGCGCCATCAAGGCGGCGGCGAACGCGACCGGCGTTGCGATCATCGCCCTGTGCCAGCTGAACCGGGGCGTGGAGCAGCGCGAGGACAAGCGGCCCCAGCTATCCGACCTGCGCGATTCCGGCTCACTGGAGCAGGACGCCGACGCGGTCATTTTCGTCTATCGGCACCAGTATTACCTCGAGCGGGCCGAACCACCCATGGGGTCGCCCAAGCGGCCGGAGTGGGAAGCCGAGATGGAGATCGCCCGCAACCGGCTGGAAATTCGCGCGGGCAAGGTGCGTCAGGGCTCGATCCAGAACCGCGAATGCCTGTTCTTCGGTCAGCATCAGGCCGTGCGCAGCGACGCTGGGCGCTGGTCCGGCGGCGGATACCCGCTGTGACCGAGGGGGGCTACATCCATTTCGACCGCAGTTTCGCGGGTCACCCGGCATTCCAAAATGACGGCGAGGTCATGGCCTTCGCATGGATGTGCCTGCGCGCCTCCTCGCATCCGTTGCGCGTCCGATACAGGGGGGCGGCAATCGACCTTTATCGTGGCCAGCTGGTCGCGTCGGCTCGCGATCTAGCCGAGGCATTCGATCGACCCGAGGGCTGGGTTGAACGCCTCCTAACGCGCCTAAAATCGAAGGCGATGGTTGAGACGCGCGACCTGGGCGGTGGCCCGGTGATGATCACCATCTGCGATTACGATCAATTCGCGCCTCATGATCCGGCGGCGGCGCAATGAGCGGTTGGTATGTCATGCACCGCGGCTGGATGGATAGCTTCAAGCCTGAGCCGTTCACCGAGCGGGATGCGTTCGTGTGGTCCATCGAGCAGGCTGCATTCCAAGAGCATGACCAGTGGTTCAACGGCCATCGTATCACGGTCGCACGCGGGGAGTTCGTTACCTCTCTGCGCGACATGGAGAAGACCTTCGGCTGGTCGCTGAAGCGCATACGAGGCTTCATGGACCGCATGGGGAAAGCCCAAAAATGGGCACAGCGAAGGGCATACGATGGGGCACAGTCGCCGACCATTATAAGCGTATGTAATTACGAGACTTATCAGTCTGTCGCGGATGATAAGGGCACAGTTCAGGGCGCAGCAAAGGGCACACGCAGGGCACAGTCGGGGCACAGCAAGGGCACACAACAGAAAGAAGGGAACAAGGGAAACAATATAGAAGAAGATACTCCTTCGGAGTCGTCGATCAGCGATCGACCAGCGCCCGAAGCGCAGTTGCTTCCCGATGAACTTCCTGTGGCGAACAGCCTGCCGACGGTCGACGAGGTCGGCCCAGCCTTCGAACGATATCAGGCCTGCCGTGCCAGCTTGGTCCCTGGCGCCCGTCCACTCTCGCTATCGCCCGATCGGCGGCGCGGGCTCGCTGCGCGCCTTGCTGAGATCGGCGGCGCGACGGCGTGGGACGAGGTGCTGGCCCGCATCCGTGGATCGCCGTTCCTTCGCGGCGACACCTCCCGAAACGGGTTCGTCGCCGAAATCGACTGGCTGCTGAAGCCGATCAACCTCCGGAAGGTCATGGAAGGAAATTACGATGAACGACCTAGCGCAACCGCGCGCCGCCAGTCTGCTCCCATCGGCGCCGTCGATGCTATGCGTGAGGCCCGAGATCGCCTCGGCCTTGGCTGACCGCGAGTTCGTTTTCGACGGCTCCGACAAGTGGAACGTCGACTTCGCACGGCGGATGATCGCCCATACCGGGCTCCCCGACGCCGCCGCCGAAATCGAGCGCACGCTGGAGGTGCTCGAGGCTTCGCTGCAACCGGTTCCCCGGAAGTGGCTGGGCGACCGTCTGACGCTGATGTGGACGATGTTCATGGCGTCGCGTGCCAGCGTTGATCCCAACGCGCTGACCATCTGGCTGGCCGAGTACCTGCGGCTGTTGGGGGACCTGCCGCACGACATCGTGGCGATGGCAATCGATCAGGCGGTGCTGCGCGCCAAGCACGGGTATCTCCCGTCTATCGGCGAAATCCACACGATCGCGGCGGCGGCGCTCGCTGAACGCGAGCGGCAGCGCGATCGCCTGGCAATGCTGGTCGGGAGCCTTCCCAATGGATGAACCGGCTACTTGCCAGACATGCTCCCATTGGGCGCATCACCCGATACTAGACAAGGCGAACGAACGCGCCGGGTTCTGCCGCCGCTTTCCCCCGCTCGCCGACTTAGGATGGCCATCGACCGGTGCGACCAGCGACTGGTGTGGGGAGCATCGGGACCGAACTACAGCGGGAGGCGGAGGCCAAGGCAGTATGGGGGACGATCTGATCCGGCGCATGCGATCGCTAATCCAGCGCATGGCAGGCCGCTATAAGGTGGGGAGCCACGATGAAGTGGTCTACGGGATCTGCTCCGACGCTCGCGACCTCATGGCCGAGCTTCCAGACGACGCAGCGCCTGACCTGATCAACTGCCAGCTGACTGCAAAGGAGGGATCATATGGGGCGTGACGCGCGAACGGCGGCGGCGGACATCCCTCGCGCGGTACGAGTCGACGTCAAGATCGTCAGCTTCGTGCGGGCGTTCCGGCTGACCTATGATCGGGGACCGAGCCTGCGGGAGATCATGCTGGAGGTCAGCGCGGGATCGAAGACGGCGGTCAGCCGAGCGGTAGCGCGGCTGGTCACGGCCGGTAGGCTGGTCCGGTATGCCGATGGACTGGCCGTTCCCGGCGATGTTGAGGCGGCGATTGCGCTGCTTCGGCGTGAAGGCTGGGAGGTCAACGCACCAATCGCCGCATAGCGGAACGAAATGGCAACTATGCGAGCCTCATCAGGCAATTGCATAAGCGTCATGTGGTCGTCGCTTTGCCGCTGGCGGCGGCCACAACAGCGGGGCGCCAAGCATGATGCATCAGACGATCGACACCCATTCCACGCATGCGACCACGCGTGCCGGGCGATGGTGCATCCTGCGGACATCATCGGCCCGCACGCTTTCCCTTGACGACGCGCTGCACGCGGCTGGCATCGTCTCGTGGACGCCGCGCCGTACTATCCGGCGTCCCGCGCCAGGCAACGCCCGCCGCTACGTTATGGGGCAGCGGCGCGCGATGGTGGAAGTTGTGTTGCCCATCCTGCCCGGCTTCGTTTTCGTCGGAGCGGATGACCTGCGCCGGGTGCTCGCGCTGGGTGTGCTACCGCGTCATATGATCCCAGCCTTCTCACTTCTCCGTGTGGCTGATCGCGTGCCTCTCGTAGGCGGTGCTCAGATACGCGGCCTGGTCGCGGCGGAAGAGGACGCGGCGGCAGAGATCACTGCCATTCGCGCCGAGGATGGCCGCCAAGCGGAGCGGCGAGCGCGCGCCGAGCGCCTCAGCAGCGAGCGGGCCCGCCGTAAAGCCCTCAAGCGGGAGCATCGCTCGTTTGGTGACGGGCAGTCCGTGAGCGTCACGGATATGCCCGCGCTGGCAGGTCTGACCGGTAACATCGTGGAGAGCAACGGCACGACAGCGAAGGTCCACTTCGGCGGCTCATTGACGATCACGGTTGAGGCTTGGCAGATCGTTCCGGCTGGTGTACACAACGAGAACACCTTCGACAGGACCGCTGCCTAAGCAGCTGAGGGGACAGACGATGTGGGGCGCAATGCTCTTCCGCATCCCCGGTTCAACCATCGGGCGCAGGCGCGTCGATGGAAGTCCGAAGGCTACCTCAATTCAGCGCGGGAGGCCTTATGCCTCAATCGCCTGCCGAACGACTTCGGCACATCGCTCATGAATTGGAGACGCTGGCGGAGCACGTCGAGCGCCCTTCTCTGTCGACCGAGCGATCGGAGATGCTGATCGCTGAAGGCGAGCGGCTCGCCAAGGCGGTTTGGGGCGTGTTCCGCGGTGGCCAATGATCAGCATCGGCATCACGGCTAACCTCAAGCCGCTGCACAAGGCGATGATCGCCCTGCGCGCGGATCAGGTGCCATTCGCGATGTCGCTGGCGCTCAATGACCTCGCGGCTGGTGTCGCGACTATCGAGCAGGAAGCGATTGCGAAGACGTTCGACACGCCGACCCCGTTCACGAAGAACGCGATCCGCACCGTCCGCGCGACCAAGTCCAACCCCGTCGCGACCGTCGCCATCAAGGACATCCAGGCCGACTATCTCGCCCCGTATGTCTTCGGTGGCGATCGCTCGCTGGGCAAGAAGCGCGGCATGCTGGCCCCGCGCGCCGTGGCGCTCAACCAGTATGGCAACCTTCCGAAGGCCAAGCTCGCCTCACTAAAGGCCAAGCCCAACGTCTACATCGGCCCGATCAAGACGAAGGCGGGCAAGGTGATCAGCGGTGTGTGGCAGCGCCCCACGAAGGCCAAGCGCGCGCGGGGCGGGAAGCCCAACGGCGCCCAGCCGCGCCAAGGTTTGAAGCTGCTCATCCAGTTCGAGGACACGACGCCCGTCCGCAAGCGTCTGCCGTTTGAGCAGCTGGCCCGCACCTACATCCAGCGCCATGCCGCGTCCGCGTTCGAAGCGGCGCTGCGCCGCGCGCTTGCTACCGCCCGCCGATGATCATGGAGATGTGCTGATGCCGCGCCGCTCGCCCGAGGAACAGGTTGCATACGACATGGGCGGTGGACGCCGTGGCATCTCCTACCTGCGCGAGAACCCTTACGATGCCGAACTTCAGCCGGAGCAGCGCCGGGCATGGTTCGAAGGCTTCGATCGGGCGCACGCCGAACTGGGCGGCGGCCCGGCATTGACCGTGGGCCTTGATATCGCCTCCGACCGGGTCGAGTACGAGGTGGTGGGCTGGCCGGGCGGTGCACCCCTCGCCGTCGGCGCCCTACCGTCGCCCACCGCAGCTTGATTGCTGGGCGTGAATGGGTCCCTCCCGGCCCCTTCTGCATCGGGGGTAATTGCGCACCCCGACGTAACCGTCGCTGAAAGGGGTCAAAAGTTGTCCGCACGCAAATGTCCGCACGGCTGAGCCTCCGCGAGTTTGCGCGGCAGGCCGGATGCGACGAAAAACAGGTTCGTCGCGCCATCGATAAAGGCCTGATTTCCAAGGGGGATGACGGAAAACTATCGGCCGATGAGGTTGACGGTCAGTGGCGTAAACCGAACCGGCGCGGCGTCGAGAAACTGTCCGCACTTCCGGTGCGGACAACTGAAACTGTCCGCACCCGGCGGCGCAGTGCGGACAATCCGGCATCATCGGCAACTGTCCGCACTGGTGAGACGGCAGAAGAGGCCGCCGAGCGCATCGTCGCGCAGCAGGGGCTGCTCTCGCTCGCCGAGGCGCTGCAGCTGAAAGAGAACTATCTCGCTCGGCACCAGCAGCTATCTTACGACCTGAAGGCGGGCACGGTGGTGCTGATCGCGGATGTCACCGCGTCGGTCGCCAAGGAATATGCGGGGGTGCGCAAAAAGCTGCTGGCGATCCCGGCCGAGCGGGCGCCCGCCGTTCATCGTCTCAAGACCGTCGCGGAGGTCGAGGACTTCCTACGCAGCGTCATTGTGGAGGCGCTGGAGGAG